CATGCAGAAAAATAGAGACGAGTTTAGTTGGAAATGTAAAAATTGTGGACAGATGCATCTTTTAGCGAGACGACACTCAGCTTTTGATGAACAAGGTGGTATATGGAACATGAAACTCGTTTCTCTTTATAATCAAAAAAGATTATCTTTGAAAGAAGTTTCAGAAATATTAGATACAAGTCCTGAATACATAAAATACATTTGTCAAAGAAAGAAAATAGAGTTACGGGAGGAAAAAAATAAATGAAAGCAAGAAATTTTTCTGAAAAGTTACTTTTTAATCTTTATATAACACAGAAGAAATCTACTATACAAATAGCTGAAATATTGGGTACGACTTCAGGTGTAATATCACGCTACATGAAAAAATATGGGATTGAAGCAAGATACAAAACCAAAAAGATTTTTATTTGTATGGATTGTACCAATATAATTTGTAGAGAAGCAGCCATTAATGGTGGTGGAAGATGTGTTTATCATTCTCACAAAGGAAAATTACACCCTAATTTTAAGGGTATAAAATATTCACATGGTTATAAATACATTTATTCACCAAACCACCAATATAAAAATATAACTAATTATGTAGCGGAACACCGTTTAGTAATGGAAAAAAAACTTGGTAGATATTTGAGGAAAAATGAGATAGTACACCATTTAAATGGTATTAGAGATGATAATAGACCCGAAAATTTAGACTCATTAAAAAGACCAAACCATTCAAAATGGACTTATGTAAAACAATTACAAAAACAAATTAGGGAATTAGAAAAATATGATTCAAGAAAAATCCGTATTATCTGAATCGGAATGGGCGTTACTGGAAATAATGCATGCTCCAGTTGATTTTTGCAGTTTCTTTATCCCAAAGAAAGAACAGTCTCCTAAGACATGGAAACCTGACGGAGATAAATTTAAACTAAGACTTTACCAAATTCCGATGCTTGCATATGACTTTTTGTTGGTTAATGATGATAAGTTGACAGAAGATAAGAATTTTGATGGTCGAATTAATTTAGGTAGTGGAATTTTTATTGGCGGAAGAATTTATGGTAAGACATTAGTTGGTATAGAGTTTGATGCACTTCAAGAATGCTTGGTTCACGACGGAGACAAACATCTTATCTATGCCAAAGACCAGAAGCATTTGAATCCACGTATGGAATTTGTGGCACGATACATTGAACAACATAAATTTTTTATGTTATATCATTTAATTGGTAAAACTGATACAGTAAAAAGAAGTCCTTATATTATAGAATTAGAAAATGGTCATACAACAGAAGGAGTTATTGAGGGGCAAAAAAGTCCAGGTTCAGCATTTCAACATTTCCATCCTGAAAGAAAAAGTGCTGATGAGTTTCAGATGATAACTTCTTTGGGTTACTCAAAACAAGTAGATTCCAAAGCTGAATTAGGGTGTATCGAAAGAGTTGGCGGAGTTCCTGATGGTAGACGAGATACACCGATGCATGAGAAAATAAATAATCCAGAAGAAAAAAGGTATCGTTTTCGTTATCCGTCAATGATAAATCCTTATTGGAATAAAAAGCGTGAGGAAGAAGCAGTTAAGAAATATAGAGGTAGAGAAACTCACGAATTTAAAACTAATGTCCTTGCACTTGAGGGTGATGTTGCGTTTGGTGCATGGGATGATGGGGATATTCAAGATTGTATTTCTTCAAAACTAATACCCAAAAATTTTGAGTTGTCAAAAGAGATGTTTGAGGCATTTAAAGATAATTTAGGTCATGCTTTTGTATTATCAAGACCAGAGTGGGCGGAACAAATAATTCAAGCATCAGATGTTGGTATTAGACCGTCAGAAATAGGTATTTTTGCGTTAAAAGCAGGTAAATGGCATCTTATATATAGGATAAGCCTAATGGGGCTTATTTATGAGCAGCAAGCGATTGTACATGACTATTTAGCAACTTTTTTTAATTCAACATGTATTTCTCTTGATACTACAGAAGGATTGGGTGATAGCATAGCTTTTCACCTTATTAATGAGAAAGAACCACAGTTTAAAGGAAAAGAGTATAACAAACGTGTTCTTAGAGCAAAGTTTAATGAAAAAATGAGTGTGGGGTTTTTAGAAGACCCTGAAGGCAATTTTATTATAGAAAATGGTGAAAGAGTTGAAATAAGAGAACACGTAGATGAAGCAACTTGGAAATTTGGTTTAACTATGTTCAGAGAAAAAAGATTGGTGTTACCAAACGACGAAGATATGAGAAGTCAATTCGCAGCTGAGTTAGCTGCTAAAGGTACAAATAAGTTTGTATTTTCATCACCGATACCAAATCACATAATTTCGATGTTTAAATGTTTTTTTTACGCAGAACATGAGAGATATGGGAAGAAAACAAATTTGAAAAAGAAATTTTTGGGTGAATGGATTAATCTCGATTAAGGAGTAATTATGCTTTATGATGCTGGTGGAAAAGAAATTCAATATACAAATGATAGAGACAAAAACATTATAATAGCCAACACATTAGAATCTATGCGGAGTTATTTTAGTACCCGTACTGATAAAGAGTTGACTGTTAAAAAAGGTTTCTATGAACAGGTTAAAGAAAGTTATAAGATTTGGCAAGATGGTGGTGATAACTTAGTATCGACTGTTCTTGATATGTATGTCGCATCCGCAAGTAACTATGGTGCATTAATTCATACTGATTCAGAAAAAGGAAAAGAAGTAACAGACGTTTTTAGATATTGGAAAGATTATGTTGTTAATGCTAACTTAAATCTTCCGACGGGATTAGATGCTGTATACAAAGAATGGCTAACTGAGGCTTGGGGAAGTCGTCTTTGTATCTTATATGTTGTATGGCAAGAAGTAGAAGCTCCTATTGGTTCAGGCAAAAAATATTTTCTTCCCGTCGAGATGTATATTCCTAACGCCTACGGTGTAAAAGTTATTGGTGGAAGAACATTAGGAGACCATAAATATTATTTCCGCACAAAAGAAGAAATAGAAAGAACTTATAGTACAAATAAAGAAGATTATGAGGATGTTTATATAGAACAGTATAAGAATCAAGCAAAACCAGGTAAAAATCTCCAGATGCCATTAAAAAATAAACATGGTATTTATGTTCGAGCAATAGGTGCAAGAAGTTATCAGACATACCCTGTTCCATTTTTATATCATAGAGGCACAGCACGACTTGTAAAATTAAAGGCAGCGTTAAGAAATTCTGATTATAGAACAGCTATAGGTATTATAAATGATATTTTAATGATAAAAAAAGGTTCAGATGAATTAACTAAACTTGGTATTACTTATGGAACTAAAGAACTTGAGGCATTGAGACAATTATTAAAATCAAGGTTAAGTAATACACAAGCGTTTTTAACAACTTATGATACGGAAATGAAACACGTTCATCCTGAGACAGATGCTTTATTGAGCCGAGAAAAATATGCTGAGGTTGATAAAGATATTTTATCTTCGCTTGGTTTATTAACTATTAGGATAGAGGGAGAACGCAGAGAATCTGAACTTAATTATAAAGGTTTTATGTTAGAGACAAGAGCTGTGATGAAAGAATTTAGAGACATCATGGAAAAAGAAATTTACATGGATTTTATTAAGTTAAATAAATCAAAGCATCCAGCATTAGTTAAGGATTTTTCTAAATTATACTATATTCAAAAACCAATGAATATTTGGATAACTGACGAAGGTAAACAAATAATTGATGGGTGGTATAATAAAGGTCTTATCTCGAAACGACATGCTCTTGAATCAACTACAGATTTGGAATATGGTATTGAGAAAATAGAGAGAAAAGCGGAACAGAAAGACGAAGAACTTATGTATCCGCCAGTTACACAAAATGTTGAGAAGGATGAGACAAATTTAACGAAACCTAAAAAACTTAATGGTAGACCGAAAAAATCGACTGAAAAAGGAGAATATACTGAAGCTCCTGCATGGGTGGAGAAATGTGTAGCTTCCTATATAAGTAGTCCAGCAGCAAAGAAAAAGTATCCTGACCCTAAAGTAAGGAGACAACACGCATTCGCTATATGTACGTGGCAATATAAACGATTAAATAAAAAAGCAAGTAAGGAGAAAAAATAATGGATATTCGTAAACCAGATTTTTCAAAAATAACTTTGTGTTTAGATTATTTAATGTTGTTAGATAGGAAATTAGATAGCCAAGAACTTGATGAAAAAACAAAAGCAGATTTAGAACGTTTTTTTCAGATGGTTTTTAATTTAGCTTATTACGAATTTGCTCTTGCATATAATGCAATAACTGAGGAAAGCAACGACATAATGAGGGATTACCTTAAAAAAATGTTAGAAAAAGGAAAAGATGGTAAAGGGGGATTAGATGGCAGATTTAAAATTTAAGAACGCAGCACAAAATTTTGTCGATAATATATTTGCGTCGGGAAAAATACGATTAATTGAGGCATCAGATGATGATAAAAGAATACTGAAGGAGTTAGGTATTAAATTCCCGAATCCTGACCTTGCTCTTTTCGAGGGAGTTTACTTACTTGCTGATAAAGCTAATAGAAACAGACATTACTTGAGTAGTGATACTGTTTCTAAAGCTGTTAGCAGTATAAAAATGAAACCTGTTAATTATTTTCATAAACGAGGACAACCTATAGGTGTTTACATAAATGGAACATTTAATGCCCCCACAAAAGCTATGAGAACTGTTGGTGTTCTCTGGCGTTCTTTATTTCCAGAAAGAGTTACAGAAATAGAGAAGTTAATTAAGTCCGAGAATAGTGGACAGTCCTTTGAGCTAACGTATCAGAAAAGTGAAGCGAGGAAAGATACTTCGATAGAACTTTTTGATATTACTTTTAAGGGCGGAGCAATTTTACCAAGAGATAAAGCAGCTTGTAGAGATACAAGTGCCGATGTTCTTGCTAAAATGCAGGAATCAAATGTGGTTATGGGTGGTTTAAACATAGAAGGAGAGGAAAAAATGGCAGACGAAAAGAAAAAAGAAGTAATTGCCGAAGAAGAAATTCTCTCTATTCTTGACAAAGAAGATACTTCTAAAGAAGATGTTGAAAAACAGACAGAGGCTTTGCATGTTTGGGAAGAAAAAGAAGTCGAATATGAGGCAGAAGCTAAGAAATTGACGTATAAACAGCGAAAAGAGTTACCAGATGACGCTTTTGCTTACATAAAAACCATAAAAGGTAGAAAAGTTCGACGTTTCCCGATACATGATAAAGCTCACGTAAAAAGTGCATTAGTGTGGCTTCCACAAGCTAAAAAGTTAAGTTCTGCGGAAAAAACAACTATAAAGCAAGTAATTTTACGTACAGCGAGACAACTTGGAATGGCATCTTTACTTAAAAAGCATAAGGATGAAATATGTTTTAATTATGACGATATTTTAGACGTACAAGCTAAAATAAAAGAAACCTATAAAGACCATATTTCTCCTGATAAGTTAGAGGATATTCTTGCCGAGAAATTAGAGAAGGCTTTATCTGATAAAGCAAAGTTTGCAGAGAGACGAGAATCTCTTACAGAATTTGCTGATGTAGATTTAGAGGCTTATGATATTTTAAATGATGAAGTTTTTGATAAGTTATCTAAAGATAATCAGATTAAAGCACTACAGAAAAATGTAACTGATTTGGATTGGTTGAAAGAAAGAATAAAACAAATAGAACAGGCTGCGTTTCAGTGTTCCTGCACAAAGTGTGGACATAAAGTTACTACAGAAGAACATTGTAATACAATAAAGTGTCCAAAATGTGGCGGAGAAATGAGGAGAGCAAATAGACCTGGAACTGGAAGACCAGATTTATCTCCTAATGCAGAAATAGCAAAAGGTGCAGAAGACAATAAGGATAACAAAGTAGATACTAAAGATGGTACTAAAGATACCAAAGTAGATAAAGAGGAAGAAAAACCTATTGAGAAAAAGGATGATAAACCAATCGAGAAAAAAGCTGACGAAAAACCAATAGAGAAAAAAGAAGAAAAACCTGCTGAGAAAAAAGACGAAAAACCAGTGGATAAGAAAGCCGAAGAAAAGCCAGCAGACAAAACAGTTCCTGATGATAAAAAATCAGAGAAAAAAGAAGACACTGAAGGTAAACTATTGATACATGGTATGCCGAAAGTGATTGATGAATCTGTTAAAGAACAGATGAGGAATGTTTACAAAAAACGAGGGGATAAATAATCATGGCAAATAAGATTACATACCCGATAGTTGGCGGAACAATAAAAAACATGAAGGGCGATGCAGCCATAACAGCAGGAATGTACGTAGTTGTAGATGCGGACAATACTGTTGATGAGGCTTCAGGAGTTATTCATGGTATAGCGTTAGATGCTCCAAAAGCAGACGTTAGTCCGTCGACTGATTACACAGTTTCTGTGTTGTTGTTTGGTGTTTCAGTTATTAATGCTCCAGTAGCTATCGATGGTGCTGCTGCTGTTGGCGATTTTTTGAAGTGTGCCAGCGGTAATTTGACCAAAGATGGTGCAGCTAAAACTGCGGATTCTGTAGCATTGTTAATTGATGCTGGTAACAGAACAGTTCTGATACTGTAAATCAAAGGAGATAAAATCATGGCAGATAAAAAAGTTCTTCAGGCGAGAGCCGAAGATTTGAAACGAAGATTTGGTCTTGACCTAACTCCTGAAAAGCTGGAAAGTTTTGATGAAGAAATGGTTTCATACAAAGATGCTCCAGCTGCGATTGCACAGGTAATCGGAGACCCAATCAACAATCTGAAAGATTATAAGAGCTTTGCAAGAGCTATGCTTATGGAAAGAACAATAGCACGTGGCGAAGCTGCTGAGTATCCAAATCCTATAGATAGAGATGAGATTTATAGTTATTGGCTTGGTAAAAACGGAAAAATCGAGAATTGTCGAGTAGAAGGTGCGATGAGTGAGTTTCATCCGCATTTAATTTCTACTGAAAATATTCAGATTTCTCTGGAAGAATATTTAGCCAGTAAGTATGATTTCATTCCTGAATATAGAGGACTACTTGCTGAACTTCTTGATAAAAGAGAAGATTACATATTGATACAACTCCTTGATGCTGCGAGTGCAACACTTACTCCAGTAGCTTGTGGCGGAACATTTACGTGGGCAAATTTTAAGGCTGGATGGCTTAAAGCTGACCCGTATTTTAACGCTAAGTATCTGTTGATAGGCAGTAATGCTTATTTTCAGATGATTGAGTGGGTTGATTCAAATAGTAATCCTATGTTCACAAGAGAAACCAGAGAAGATTTTGTTAGACGTGGTGTTGTTGGTACAGTTGGTGGAGCTACTGCCATTAGAATTAATGGTCAGGTTAACATTAACGGTACGAAAACTGACATCTTTGATGCTGACAATGCTTATTTGGTTGCCTCTAAAGAGGAGCTTGGTTACATTGTAAATCGTCAACTTCCGTCAGGTGGAAGACGATATACGCAGACTTCACCGTTCCTTCCGACACAGGATAAACAAAATCCTGAAACAGCTATGAATATGTTCGCTTTTGAAGACCTCGGGATGGTTGTGGCGAATAGCTATAAAGTTGTAAAGTTCGAGAATGTAACGAGTTAAAGTAAATTTTTAATTGGTGGGGGATTAATTTCCCCCATCAGTTAAATAACTGTAAGGAAAAATAAAGTGAAATTTTTAATTTTTTGCCAAAATGGGATTTTTTCAGGTGGTCGCTATTATATATTTTTCTTAGCGTGTGCGTTAGTAGCACTTGGTCATTCTGTCAAATTTGTTACTGATAAAAAACCGTCATTTATAAATAATTTTACGTCTTTTCCAAATTTTCGCAGAATAGAGTGGCATTTAGATAGAAAATGTAGTTATGAGCAAAAAGGATACGATTTTGTTATTAGTGTACCGAGAAAAGCATCAAAACCAGCACAAAAATATGCTTCCATGCATCAAGTTCCTTTATACGCAATAATGTTTGAAACCCCAAATTTTACAAGTTTGTATCGAAAAGGGGAAGATTCTTATGAACGTTTTTGGAAAGGTTACAAAGAACACTTAAATTATGCTAAAAAAATAATCACTATTTCTAAAGAATCAAAAAAATACATTGTAGAGTGGATTAAATGCGACCAAAATAAAGTTGAAATAATAAATCCATGTATAAACGATATAGAAGCAGATAAAGTAAAAAAATGTGTTGTTAGAGACGAAATTGTAGTGATATCTCGTTTTTTGGATTTTAAGCGAGTAGATGATGTATTAGAGGTTATTAAAAAGTTAGGGAATAAGTATAAAATAAATTATATAACAAGTTTTAGAGATTATTATGGTACTTATAATAGAGTTTTAAATACAGCTAAGAATTATAAAATTCCGATACAAGTTTATGATAATATTTCTGATAAAGGTAAGTTTGAAATTATAAAACAATCAAGATTATTAATTCATCCTTCATCTTTTGAGGGTTTCGGTATACCGCCTGGCGAAGCATTATACATGAATCGACCAGCAATAGTTTATGATTTACCTGTTTACAAAGATTTTTACGGGGATAAATTAATTTATGTGGGATATGGTAATATACGTGAATTAACTGAAGCAACAAAAGAAACTTTGTGTAAGAAAAATTTTGTTAGTACATATTTTAAGAAAAAATTAAAGTTTTCAAGATTTTTACAGGATGTTAATAAACTTTTTGTTCCAATTAGCAAAAAAGACGATGGATTAACTTTAGAGGAGTTTTAATATGGTAGAAGTTAATTGGATAAGCCCAATCAATAGTCCTTCTGGTTATGCTACTGTAAATAGATGTTTAGTGTGTGCATTAGTAAAATCTGGAGTTAAAGTAAACTTAATTAACCAAAAAACTTTTGATGTTCTTACGTTAGAGGATTACCCGAAAGAACAAAAGAAAATTTTGGATGAATGTTTTAAAAATAAGATAAATCCAAAAGTTCCAACAGTTTATTATACTACACCGCATAATTGGAATAGTTTAAAAGTTAAAAATTCTGTTTACGATATTGTTGGTTCTATGTTTGAGGTTGACCGTATTCCGCAAAGTTGGGTAGAAGTATCGACTAAAGTTAATGAATTTTGGAT